GGGCATCCGATGTACGTTACAGGTCCTTACATGCATGAAGGTTCGGCAGTTTACCCGTATGTAGATCAGGCTGACCCGCTGCGATGGTTAGCGGCACCGGAAGGCAAGCCTGATTTGATAGTCACGTACTTGATGAATACACTGCGGGCCTCGATACTCGGTAAGATGCATGGCATCCCGGTAATAACGCTTATGCACAATGATCACATGAAGAGCAGGCATGATCTGAAGCATGGCACGGATCTGGTAGTTTACAATACCGAGTGGATGAAAAAAGCTGTCGAGGACTGGTATCGGGACTACCTCGGCGAACCGCCGCGCGGTATTGTCATTCGGCCACCCATCTTCCCAGCCCAGTACCGGGTAACCCCGCCTACCACAGCTAAAGGGCGTGTTACCCTAATTAATTTGTTTGAAGACAAAGGTTCCGAGATTTTTTATGCGCTGGCTGAGCGTTTCCCGCGCTTGAAGTTCCTTGGTGTTTGCGGGGCCTACGGCAAACAAGATGTACGGAAAATGCCCAACGTCGAGATTATCCCGCATGTAGCCGCTCACCACATGACCACCCAGGTCTACGCCCGGACGCGTGTGCTGCTCATGCCCTCGGTCTACGAGAGCTACGGCCGTGCCGGCGTCGAGGCAGCGTGTTCCGGCATCCCGACCATCGCTACGCCAACGCCGGGTCTGCGGGAAGCGCTGGGCGACGGCGGTGTGTTTGCTGAAGCCAATGACTTCAACGCATGGACAGCTGCGCTGGCGGTCCTCACGACGGCGAAGGGCTGGCTTGCCGCCTCAACGAGAGCGAAGCAGATACCCACTCGTCTCACGACTGAGGCTGACCTAGAGCGGTGGGCTGGGGCAGCACAACGAACGGCCCGCATGCCGGTCTTGACCTAGGAGGTTGCAATGTCACTACCTCCGCTGATCGCACCAACAGATGTGGTCGCCCGGCTACCTTCCACCTATGTGATTGAGAATGCACGAGCTATAGCGCTTATTGCTGATGCCTCAGCGACTGCTCGGCGTATCTCCAAACAAGATTTCACAGTAAATCAGTCTACTGTAGGTATTCGCCCGGTCGGCTACAGGCTTATTCTTCCGCAACGGCCAGTTATCTCAGTGGATAGTATTGCTATCAGATTGCCTAACAGTTCTTCATTGGTGACTATTCCCGGCTGGTACTGGGATGGGTCGGATGAAGTATGGCTCACTGACGGCGGCTCGATTATCAACTTGGCTGAAGAAGTGCTGTTCGCTTTGCAGTGGCAGAGCCCAATGTGCTTTACCACGTACACGCACGGGTATACAAGCATCCCTGATGATATCGTTGGGGTTGTGTGCTCGATGGTAATTCGTATTCTTACCGCCCCTGGCCTTGGCGGTGTGATCTCAGAAACTGTGGGTGAGTACTCGTATCGCCTCTCGGATGCAGCGGCTCAGGGTACTATGGGTGTGACTGATGCCGAGAAGAAGATCCTAGAGTCTTACCTGCCACGTCGGACATCAACCGCTGAATTGAGAGGGTAGAGAATGAAGAGTGCCGAGATCAAGGGTTATCGGGAGCTGAGCGAAGATGATATTGAGTTGGTTAACCTGATCAAAGACGCTGAGATTCAAGTAGCTAAGGTATGGCGGGTAATCGAAAACAGAAGCGTTAGCGACCGACGTTGGGTGGCTATCGCTAAGACACATTTTCAGGATGGTTTCATGGCATTGGTGCGTTCGGTTACGAAACCTGAGGATGTGTTCTAGGGGGTCTGATGTTCTTTGCTCACCCTCAAACAGTGCGGGTAAATCATCGTGAGATTGACCGTAACGGAGATTACGTGGTCACAGATTCGTATGATTTGCCCGGATGCGCGATAAGCTTGGCAAGCAAGACCCGTGCTTACGAAACAGAGACGCCCGACAGAGACACCGTGCGGGCGCAAACTATATTGTTCGCGCCCAGCGGCTCGGATATTCGTACCAATGACACAGTTACTTTGTTAACGGACAACACCACCTGGCATGTGTGGGGTTTGCCGACTGGATTTCAGAGCCCGTTTACAGGGTGGGCTCCTGGGATGCAGGTGCCGCTGCGGCTGTACGAGGGCTAGACCGCCGCACGAGGGTCCACGTCAGGCCGGCGGCCAGCAAGCCTGCCGTCAGTGCGGCCACGATGTTCACAGATGCCACGCTGATAGCCACAAGAACCAAGAACACCACCCAGGCCCAGCCCACCACACGAAGTATTCTAGTGGCCCACAAGGGGCCCGGCGTGCGCCTGGTGACGCGTTGCTGGGTATTTTCCCTTCTGGTAGCGAGACGTTCTTTCCGTGCTACAGCCCGTTGGTGCCTTGCCTCTGAGGCTGCTACTCGGCGTTCTCGCGCTTCCTGCCGCGCCGCACGCTCACGTTCGAGCTTGCCAGGGTCAGCAATCTGCTCCAGCAACTTTGTCTGAGCCTGCAGCTCTCGGAGTTGAGATTTGGCGACGCGTTGTTTCTTCGAGCTGCCGTGCACGAGCCCGCCGGTGCCGAGCATGAGCGTGCCTCTGATGAGTCCCATCGGTCTGCCTTCCTACTTTGTTGATGTGCTTGTGGCCGGTGTATCGGATCCTAGCTACTGAGTGTTACAGGGGGTTGATGTGGGATTCTCGCGTGTCTCGATCAGCTACCCCGGCCTGGGTGACTACATGCGCACCTCGGAGGCGCTTCGTGTGGCGCTGCGGGCCCATGCCGAGGTAGGAGTGAGGTTCGCTAAGTCCATTGCTCCGGTAGGTCCGTCACGAGACAAGCACCGTACCGAGTTCCGCGACAGCATCCATTCCGAGGCGGATAAGGGGCTAGACGGCCGGTCTGCTGCGCGCATCGTGGCATCGCCGATCTGGCCGGAAGTCGGCCGTAAGCACATGCGTCCATACGCGGGCTCACACACTCTACGTCGGACAGCCCAGTATCTCAACGCGCCGAAACGGAGCGCCTAGATGGGCCTTAATCTACCTCCTTTCGCCGACGCTGAAGAGGTCGCCTATGTGCTGCTTAGTACCGTAGGTAACGTAGTTAAAGGCACTCCGACTAACATCGTTACACCGGTTATTGTCATTCGCCGCATCGGCGGCCACAGCGACTATGTAACGGACTTTCCGGAGATCCATGTTTCGGCTATCGGAGATACTCGGATGCAGTCCTCGCGGTTGCAGATACTGTGCCAGCAACAGATAGAAAACTCTTTCGCTACTGAGGTGACGCTACCTGATAACTCGGTAGTGCTGATCGACGGCACAACAACTCTCACTAGTGGGCATATTGAGGCATACGAAAACGTGGATCTTCGTGAAGTTTCTGCTATATATCAGATACGGATGCGCCGGCCAATCATAGCCGCGCACTAGGAGGAAAGCAGCTGTGGCCGACTACACCAGTATTGCTCATCGTCAAGCAACCCTCATTCGGAAAGCGTTGGAAGGCTCGGTATTCATTGCGCCTTACACGGCGGCGGCTATCACAAGTATCACGACAGGCGCCTCTCAAGATATTGCACCGTTGCCTGCCGGGTATGTCGACGTTGGAATGATTGATAAGAAGGCTGCGCCTACGTGGGGCAGCAAGGTGACATCACAGGAAGTGATGGCCTGGGGCGATGTTTATGCCGCACGACGTGATATCACGAAGATTGACGGCAGCCTCAAATTCACCATGCTTGAAACGAACCGGACTTCCCTGCAGCTGTACATGGGTCAAGACCTCACCGGTGTAGCACTGGCGCCGACTACTCGTGAATTGGTCATCAACCAGGCCGCCCGGCCTTCGCCGATCCCTTACCGCGTGTTAGGTATCACTCAGGACGGCACAGGCGCGAACGCCATCTACGTCGGTCGATTCTACCCACGCGCGTTCGTCACAGATATTGGTGATCAGAAGTGGGATGATGATGCCGAGGCCCTGGTCTGGGACGTGACCCTCACTCCTCAGAATGACATCACGGTTGGCGGTCCTGGCGGCTCACCGGTCGTGCATTACTTCGGCGGGCCAGGATGGCTCGCACTTCTTGCTGCTACAGGCTTCAATGCCAACCCTGGTGGCAGCTGATGATACACTCTCAGTAAGGACCCCGGCAGCTGTTGGTAGCAGCTCCGGGGCGTGGTCGACCGGTAAGGGGTCAACATGCTTGAGTGTACACGGTTAGTCTGCGAAAATTGCAGTATTCAGTTTCTACGGCCGTCTAAAGATGGCCCTGTTCCTCGATGGTGTTTGTCTTGTCGTGCTGAACGTGCACGAATCAGACAACAAAAGTGGCAGCGAGCAAAAGCAGCTGAGCTAGCGGCACAAGCAATGCCTAAGATCGACATTTGCGCAGAGTGTGGGGTTAGTTTCTTTCGTCCGTGCTCTAATGGGGTTCGGCGACGATGCGATTCTTGCCGGGCAGATCATAATAAAACCAGGCACAAGCTATATCAACCGAACCCCGATCGGTCACCTAAGCCGTGCGAGCTTTGTTTTATATCAATAATTCCTCAACCTGTTGGGCCCGTAGCTAGATGGTGCCGTCCGTGCGCTGTTATTGTGCAACGGCAACAACGAAATGCTTGGTTGAAAGCTCGCCCGGAACTGCAACGGGTTCAGTGGCAAGCACATAAGCAACGACGTCGAGCTGCGAAGCGGACTACTGAAGTTGAGCGGTTTAGCGTAGCTGAGATTTATGCACGTGATAAGTGGCGTTGTGGGATTTGCTGCAAATTCGTAGATCGTGATTTGAAATACCCAGATCCGCAATCGCCATCGTTGGATCATGTCGTCCCATTGGCACGCGGTGGGGCGCACACTCGCGCTAATGTCCAGCTTGCTCACTTACGCTGCAATTGTCTAAAACAAGATCGGATAACTGGTGGCCGCCTACAAACTTGAGCGTTATCGCAAAGAAGCAGAGATCTCGCCTTTTGAGCTGGAAATCGAAGAGGGCCGAGTTATCTCTATCCCGGCGCCCGATGGCGATACGGTTCTAGATTTAGCTGAGATTCCGCTCCAAGAGCCCCGGCGCATGCTTCGATTACTCCTCGGTGACCAATACGAGGAAGTGATCGGCATCGTCGGCAAGGACCCGTCAGGAGTGTTGCCGGCGCTCACGGCTGATATGCTCAAGCACTTCAAAATCGGGCAGTTGATGAATGCACCGGGGGGATCAAGGGCGTTGCCACGCTGATAGAAAAGCATGGCAATGCCATAGAGTATGACCTTCGGCATGAGCTGAGTATTGATCTGCGGGATTATATCCTTGGTGAGCGCCCTTGGGCTCAGCTGCACAGATTCTTAT